TCACTGCATCACTGCATCACTGCATCACTGCATCACTGCATCACTGCATCACTGCATCACTGCATCACTGCATCACTGCATCACTGCATCACTGCATCACTGCATCACTGCATCACTGCATCACTGGACATACATACGTGACGCTATGCACACGATCAGCTAGAGGCGCGACAACGGTCAATCAAATGGTGTGGATACCCTATCGGGGGCCCCTAGCGTTTCCCGTAACGTGCGGGGACGAAGAAGCCCGACCTTCGCGAGTTTTTGAGTTTTTAAGTTTGAATAAACAATGTTGCGTTTGTAGGTTAGGGTATCTACTACTGAGTTAAACTGATTCTCAGCATTAAATTGTGCGACTGTTGGACTTCATTTCGCACTCGCGTAATAATCCTCACCATGAACAAAACCATTGATGAATTCTTTGCCGACGCAACGCTGATAAAGACGTCAGTTGGTCGAGGTGGAGCCCGCCCCAACACTGGCCCAAAGCGTGGCCATAAGAGCGCAACCTCAAATACACCTGAAGGCGAGCTAACGGACTATCAGCGACTTGAACGAGCAAAAGCCGACAAAGAAGAACAGCAAGCTCGCTCAGCTAAGGTCAAAGCTGACCTCGACGAAGGTTCAGTCGTTTACCGTGACGCAGTTGAAAGCGCTGCCGCCCAGGCATTTGCAGCATGTAGTCAATCAATGGACGCAATACCCGACGCACTTGAGCGTGACGGTATTGACCCGGACATTTGCATAAAGGTCGGCGAGATCATCAACACGGCAAAAATGCAGTTGATGAAAGACCTTGAGAAGACCTATACGCAAGCTAAGGCCGAAGAAGCTGAAGCGGATGAAAATGATTGAACACGAAAGTCGAGCTATCGCGGGCGTATTCAGCCCATACCTGGCGTTTCAACCAGCCCGCAAAATATCAGTATCGCAAGGCGCAGCCGACAACCTGATATTCAAGCAGCCTGGCATGATTCCGACGAAATGGTCGGCTGAGTTAACACCGTACATGGTCGAGCCAATGGATATGCTCGCCAGTCGACGACATGAGGGTGTTGCATTTGCAGGCCCTGCCCGCACAGGTAAGACAGGTGGTCTTCTGCTCGGGTGGTTAGCTCACAATGTCGTAAACGATCCAGGCGACATGCTGTTCATTCAGATGACCCAGGACAAGGCTCGTGAGTTTTCAAAGACAGATATTGCGCGTGCCCTTACTCATTCCCCTAAGCTACACGCGCTCATGGGTCGCACGCAAGACGACAACACGCACGACAAGATGTTCAAGCACGGTATGTGGTTGCGCATCGGCTGGCCAACCGGCCCAAACGTGGCGGGCTCGTCGTATCGCTACGCAGCCATTACCGACCTAGACCGCATGGAGAATGCGGAAAACGTCAACGGGGAAGGCCCATTATTCAAACTGGTGCTGAAACGAACCGCAACTTTTATGTCACGGGGCATGTGCCTGGTCGAGTCAAGCCCAGGTATACAACTAACTGACCCACACTGGCGCCCAGCCACGCCGCATGAAGCCCCGCCAGTCACAGGTGTGCTCGGGGTGTACAACCAAAGTGACCGAAGACGCTGGTATTGGAAGTGTTGGCATTGCTCTGAGCGATTTGAAGCTGAACCGGGGCTGAGATTGTTTGGTCTACCCGGTGACGAAGAGTTGCTTGAGATAGTTCGTGAAGCCGATCTTGAAGAGATCGCAACGCAATACAACCGAGTTATCTGCCCTCACTGCAATGGGCCGATGGTGCCACGCCAGCGAAAGCAGTTGAATGCTGAAGGCGTATGGCTACAAGATGGTCTGCGAATGGATAAGTATGGCGACGTTCACGGAAAGGCGATTGAAAGCTCTATCGCAGGCTACTGGCTTGGCGGTGTAGCTGCGGCGTATCAATCATGGCGCTCGCTGGTGCTTCGCTACTTGCAGGGGCTACGTGACTACTCGCTGACGGACAGCGAAGAAACGCTGAAGACCACGGTCAACACCGACCAGGGCATGCCGTACATGAGTCGACTGCTAAACGACGCGAAGAAAAACGCTCAAGACCCGTCGTCTCGTGCTGAGAAAGACTTGTTGCGTTACATCGTTCCGCCTGAAACAAGGTTTCTGGTCGCAACGGTCGACGTGCAAGGTGGCATGAACTCTCGCTTCGTCGTGCAGGTACATGCAGTCGGCCCAAACCGCGAGAAGTGGATTGTTGACCGCTACAGCATCACCTCGTCTAACCGTCAAGGCATGGGGGACGAGTTTGCGCCAATCGACCCAGCCCGTTATGAGGAAGACTGGGACATGATTACCGAGAAGGTCGTTCGCGCCACATACAAGACGACAATCGAAGGTAAAGAGCTTCGTATCCGAACAACGGTTGTCGATACGGGTGGTGAAGATGGGGTGACTGACCGAGCATATGCTTGGTATCGACGTATCGGTAAGCAAGGTCTCGAAAGTCGAGTCATGCTCATCAAAGGTGAGGGGCGCGATCAGAAAGCCAACTTCCCATTCATCAAAGAGACGAAGGTCGGTGGTAAGGACGGTAAGCAACACGACATCACGCTATACCTGCTAAACACGAACAAGCTCAAGGATGTGATCGAGACGGGCATTCGACGCGACGTACCAGGGCCTGGCTACATCCATGTTCCTACATGGTTGCCGCGTGCCTGGTGGGATGAGCTACAGGCCGAAGTGCGCAACGAGCGAGGTCTATGGGTTCAGATACGAAAGCGCAACGAAGCGTTCGACTTGCTGGCCTACTGCGAAGCCGCGTGCCTACGTCTTGGTGCAGATCGCTTCAATTGGCAAGTACCACCCACCTGGGCGCGTCCGCTTGAGACGAACAGCGATTTGATTAGCCGTGATGAGCGACGAGACGAGCAAGAGGATCGGCAGATTGCGTCTATGCCAATCGCCGAAGCGCGACCAGCCGCATCAAGACGCCCGAAAAGACGCTCAGCATCGTCGAGCTATGTCCGGGGTTGACGGAACGTAAAGCAAGTGCTAAATTCACATCGCTTTACGTGGAAGTGAGCACCTGGAACCCGAGCCGTAGGGTAAAGCGGCAGGCGAAGGCCCTGAGTCGAAAGTCTCAGGGTCTTAGTCTTTCTGCCGTTGGTAATCCGCATAGGCCACGCTAGCCGCTGCGCGAACCCCCGCCGACAAATTACCCTTGCCGAGCACCTTTAGCATGCGTTCGGTCATCTCATCAATCGTCACTTGTTTGCGCTTCAAGGTCTCGCCGTTAATCAAAGGCTTTGGGCCGCGCTTTCGAGGGGGTTTCTTTTCCATGCGTAAATCATACAGCACTATTTATACGACTTTGGTATCACGCAAATGATCCGCAGCGGTTGACTACATATCGGACTGCATAATTTGTCACTACTCATTACGGTGTACAAAATGGCAGTCACCCAAGCTCAGATAGACGCACTGAACGACCAGATCGCATCAGCCGAGCGTCAAGTCACCAACGGCTCGCAGAGCGTGACGTACCGCTCCATTCAGGATTTGAAGACGGCTCGCGATGACTTGCAAAAGCAGTTGACCGCTCAGGAAGTTTCGAGCGGTGCCCAAGCTCCGCGCTCCAAACACACCCGCGTGTACTACGCGGGTCGGGGGTACAAGTAATGGCGCGAACTCCTGCAAAGCCTGCCAAACCAGCCGCCAAGCCAGTTGCTAGAACGCAGCCGGTGAGTCGCCGCGCTGTTGCGTCAAAGCCCGCTGCGAAGACCTCAGTCAAGCCAGCGGCAAAGACAACAAGCAGGACCAAGGTAGCTGCCGCCATAGGTACGACGTTAGGTACGGTGGTCAATCAGTACGACGCTGGTGGCCAGGGTCGCCGAGTGAAGGGCTGGAAGGCTCCAAACAGCGGCCCAAACGCAGCGATCAAAGGTCTTCAGACCATTCGCAACCGCTCTCGCGATGCGGTTCGCAACGACTGGACAAACGCGTCAACCCTTCAGCACTGGACGACCAATCTGATCGGCACAGGCATCGTGCCTCGTGTCGACAAGATTGAAAGCGAAAGCCAGCGCGAAGTCGTTGAGTTGCTTTGGGACGACTGGTGCAAAGTCTGCGATGCAGACAGCTTGCTCAACTTTTATGGCCTGCAAACGCTGGCAACCCGTGCATGGCTTGAGTCGGGTGAGTGCTTTGTACGCATTCGTCCGCGTCGTATCGACGGTGGCATGGAAGTGCCGATGCAGATTCAACTGCTCGAAGCCGACATGGTGCCCATGCTCGATGCCGACACCTGGCCACGCATGCCAAGCGGCAACAAGATTCGCAGCGGCATCGAGTTGAATCGCTCAAACCAGAAAGTCGCCTACTGGGTCTACAAAGAGCATCCAGGCGACAAGCCTTGTAGTCCGAGCGCGGATCAATTGGTTCGTATCGCCAAGAGCCAGATGCTTCACATCATGGAGCCAAAGCGCATCGGTCAATTGCGCGGCGTACCTGACTTCGCGCCCGTGCTTGTGCGCGTTCGCAATACGCTCGATGTCGATGACGCCGTGATTGAACGCTACAAGATCGCCAACTTGTTTGCAGCATTCATCAAGCAAGACAGCTTGCCAGGTTTTAACGACGGCACCGATCCAGTCACAGGTAAGGCAATCGAAGCCGAAGAAGATGGCGATCCAATGGTTGGCCTTGAGCCCGGCATCGTTCACAAGCTGATCCCAGGTGAGTCGATGGAGTTTGCAAACCCGCCTGAAGCGGGTACGACTTATTCGGAGTTCATTCGAGGTCAACACATCGGCTCCACAGCGGGCGTCGGCATGCCTTACGAACTCGCATCTGGCGACATTCGCGAGATTCAAGATCGCACGCTGCGCATCATCATCAACGAGTTCCGTCGTTACGCCGAGCAGCGTCAGTGGCAGATCATCATCCCTCAGATGTGTCAGCCGGTGCGCGAAGCGTGGGTCGACATGGCAACGATTGTCGGCAAGATCGGCTTCAGTCTCGCTGACAACTGCAAACGCGTTCAATGGGCGCCCCAAGGCTGGGCATACATTCACCCGACGCAAGACGTTGAAGCCAAGACCAAGGAAGTCGAGGCAGGCTTTCGCTCTCGCGACTCGGTTATCGCTGAGCGTGGTGACGATCCGAACACGGTCGACAAGGAGCGTGCGGCATCGAAGAAGCGTGCGAAGCGACTCGGGCTTGACAACGAGCAGGTTAAAACAAAGCCAGCGCAACCCAATCCGAACCAACCGAAACCCGATCCAGAAGCGCTGCTTGAGCAAATGCTCAACTTGCTCGCTGCTATCAAGAACCACGCCGAATCAACCGGCGCAATTTAAGACTGAAAGGAAATTATCATGTCTTTCGTTATTCGACTGTTGACTGAATCCGGCATGAGCCACGAGGGCGCCGTCGCACTGAGCGAGCGTCTTTTACACACTGACGACAAGCGAGTCGTACCAGCAGGCTACGCTCTCAATGCGCTGACTGAAGCTATACGCGGCTTCGTTCCTGCGGGAGTGAAATTTGCATTGGCAGGCGATTCGCGTTTTTATCAAGCGGCTCAAGGCGGCAGGGACCAGCAGATTTGGTTATACAACCTGAACATGTTGCTTGGCGGGTGTATCAATATCCGTCAGCACTTGGCTGCTGGTGGGGCGTGGATGACAAACTCACTGACGGAGCAATTTGCATTTGCTCGCTCTGACATCGGTGGTTTCATCACTGACTTCGGTATCAATGACATCATTCTGTCTCGTCGAAACCTTGCTGAGCTGAAGGCGTACCACATCCAAATCATGAACTGGATGCGAGCCAGGGGGGCTTACTGGATTGACACAACAACAACAACGGCGCAATCTCTGACACTCGCAGAACGCAACGTACTTGCGGCATTCAACACTTGGCGCCTGACGAACGATCACGGCTACGCGAAGTACAAGTGCATTGATATTGCCCGGTACACAAACAAGCCAGATTTGTCCAACATTCGAGACACCTGGCACGACGACAATTTGCATCTGAACCTTTTTGGCTCTTGGTCGCTTGCTTATTCGGTTGTAGATGATTTTTCTGGTGTTTTCGCCCCAGTTGGTAAGAATCTTCCCGCGCTACAAATGCTCCCAAATCCCGACCTGCTTGGGTTTTCATCAGGGGCATATGGGCCGCAGCCAGCGGGTTGCGCTGTTGAGCCAGATGGCGGGGCGACCATTGTTTCATCACTCAGCTACGACTACAACCCAAACGGGTCATGGAAGATTGTCGTTACAGGCACGACTGCATCAAGTCTTGCGTACATTGCGATGGGTCGGCTCGCTATTCTCCCCTGGGTCGCATCGCGGTTCTTGCAAGCAGGTAACTGCATCAAGCCTACCGTCGCCAACGGGGTTATCTATCAAGCATTGAGCGAAGGCTCTTTGGCATCTGGCAGCGACCCAACTGCGACCTGGCCAACCACACTTGGCACGCTATTCCAGGCGGGCAGTGTTGTGCTGCGCCCCGTGCCCGAGGTGTCATTCCAGACTCACGACCTTGATGTGCGTGCGGACCTGGCTTATGTCAAGTCGAGCGCTCTCGGGGCTGTCGACATCCTCAACTTCGGGTTTGATGCTGCCGGTGGCTTTCAATTCGGCACATCGTCGCCAACTTTCGGCGCATCGCCAAGCACACCCCTGCGAGGCCCTGGTATGCGTGTTGGTACAGGTGGGATACCTGTGCAGCCAACTACGGCAAGCATTAACCCGCAGCTTCGGATTCATGCTCCCGCTGGAGAAACAACTACTGTGTACATCGACCGCATCGCGGGCACGCTGACAGAGCGTTGATTCGGCCATTTAACCATTAGGAGAAATTCACCATGAGTAGTTTCAAGTTTGAAGAGGGGCAGTCAGTACAGGTTACTGAGACTGGCGGCAGAGGGCGTGTCATAGGTCGGCGGGCGTTCCCCGGCTCGGCGTCTGCGTACCTCATTCGACTCAACGAACCGCAAGAGGCTGTGTCAGGCGAGACATGGGGACGTGAGACCACCCCCAATGATGTTTGGTTGGGTGAAGGCTTGATTCGCGTTGCGCCAACCAACTAACCCAACCTCGTAACATATAGGAGATTCAGCATGCAAACACTTATTCACGGTCTCGGTAGCGATAACAAGATGACGCCAATTCCTTCAGACCCAACGGGCGGTCTGAAAGTCATTGCAGGTGCTGTCCGCAGCGTAAGCTCTGCGACAATTGCAAATGGCGCTTCTGTCAGTTCGGTAATTGACTTGAATCAGACGGCCCTCATCGGCTTTCTGATGCCAGCGGCATGGACGTCGGCTGCGTTGAATATTGAAGTAAGTTCAAACAACGCGGATTGGAATGTAGTCGGCGTTTACAACTCCGATCAATCAGTCGCAAGCACCTGGGCAAGTCCTGTAGTTGGGGGCGCCTATTCGGTCGACGTGATGGCCCTTTTACCCTGGCGTTACATTCGCTTCCGATCTGGCACGTCAGGCTCGCCGATCAATCAAGGCGCGGCTCGCGCTATCAACGTCATCACGCGAGCACTAACATGAGCCTTATGACGCTATGTAATAGAAGCCCACAGCGGCGCCGCATAGCTGCTGGCTTTGCAGTCCTTCGCCGCTTGGGCGCGGATGCACACTTGTATCTACCCGGTATCGGCTATCTCAATGGTGTCGATGCGGGTAACTATGCGGACGCCACAGCAACGCTGGCGTCTGTGGACGGCCCGGTTGGGCGGGTAGTTGATCCATTCGGCGGCATCACGGCAAACAACACGACTACAGCGCAAAAGCCGATATTGAGGCTCGATGCGTCAGGACGCTACACATGGCAGTTTGACGGCACGGATGATCGGCTGACTTTGGCATCAATGCCGATCCAGATGGCTGACGATTTCGTGATGCTCAGTGTGTTTTCAGCCACTTCAGCTACATCGGCTTCGGGCAGAGTTTTGGCTGCGGCAGGACATTCGGTTGACAGCCTTGCGCTTGCTCGGCTCAGCGTCCTAAATACAGGACTGCTTGAAATGTTGTGGCGAGACTCGGGTGGCGTTGTTCAGCGTGTCACGTCATCGGCTTCTGTGGTGGCAGGTACGACATACGTGACCTGCGGGCGCAAGTCCGGGGCTAACAAAACGCTTCGAGTAAACAGTGTTTTACAGGGCACGAACACAGGCTCGCTAGCCTCCACCACTTTTAACAATTACTTACTCGGGTCGCGCAGCTATGGTGGCGAGTTTTTTGACGGAAAAATGGCCAGCCATGTTATTTGTCGCGGAAACTTATCTGATACTGAATTGGTAACGCTCGAAAGAGCCTTTGCTGCGTGCGCGGGGTTAGTGATATGACGATATACGACGCACACATAACCATCACGGTGCCCGCCTCGCTCGCCAGTGTTGCGGCGATGGTTGGCCGGGCTATGGACCCTGACACGGGCGGGTCTGAATCCTTTGCTCGTGATGTTGTTGATTACGTGGAGGGTGAGCCCGTATACGCTGACACAATCACTTGCAGCACGGTATGCCGTTCGGCGTTCAAAGACCGCGCCAGGGTAATGCTGGCCGACCCGTCCGTCCTGTATTACGCATGCGCGCAGGACTACGCACAGCGCTGGCCCACCCTGACGCCTCCAACCCTTGAGCAGTGTGCTGCTTTTGTCGCAGCCGCAACGCTTACTTAACAACACCATCGCGCAAAAGGAGCGCAGCATCATGAACCTATTTGATTCGCATAATTCGTCGCATTTGGGAAAGGACGAAGGTATGCACGAGAACGACACACCTATTGCATTTTTGAAGATAGCCGCAGCATGGCTGTTCGCAGCAATGGCCGAGGCTTGCACTTTTGTCTTCGGTCTGTCGCTGTCTCAGTGGGTGCAAGTCGCCGCCCTGTTGTTCACGGTGGCTCAGTTGTATTTCCTGTTGCGCGACAAGTGGTGGCGCGACCCTAAACGCACGCGCTCTACACGCCGACTGCAATACGACCGCAGCAAGGCTGACAAGCCACGCACATAGAATCGCAGCCAACAGAGGACGCATATGAAGACTTGGTACACCGTCAAGGCGAAAGCCGACAAACCCGAAGAAGCTGAAATCGACATTCATGACGAAATCGGCGTTTGGGGTATCACCGCTCGCGACTTCATCAGTGATTTGAAGAAGTTGCCTGACAGCGTGAAGAACCTCACCTTGTCCGTGAACTCACCAGGCGGCTCAGTGTTCGACGGATTCGCCATCTACAACGCACTGAAGAATGTTCGCGAAGGTGGCGTGACGATCACAGCCAAAGTCATGGGTATCGCGGCGTCTGCTGCGTCGTTCATCGTCATGGCGTCCAACAAGATCGTCATGCCTGAGAACTCCATGATGATGGTTCACTATGCGTCGGCCCTGGCCTGGGGCAACGCGGAGGACATGCGCGATACTGCGGACATCCTCGACAAGATCGACAACTCACTCGTCGGCATCTACGTCGCACGTACCGGCAAGACCGAAGACGAAGTTCGCGCATTGCTCAAGGACGAGTCTTACATGAGCGCGGAGCAAGCGAAAGAGCTTGGCTTTGCGGATGAGGTTACGGAAAACGTGCGGGCTACCGCCAGCTTTGAGATTGATCGCCTGCCTGCAAATGTGCAAGCGCTGTTCCGCACTGTGCAAGCGCAACAGACTTCGCCACAGAACGAGCCGAAAGCCGATCCGGTTGTAGACGCTGAGCCGACAGTCGCTGAGCAGGTCCAGGCCCTGGCCAAAGAATCTGGCTTCGAGGCCCAAGCTGCATTCTTCGCAACCAACTACGCAAGCGTGGCCGACGCCAAAGCAGCACTCACGAATGCTCGTGAAATTGCGGCTCTGTGCGCAGTCGCCAAGAAGCCTGATCTGAGTGATCGCTTCATTCAGGACAAGAAGTCCGTCGCCGATGTTCGCGCTGAACTCTGCAACAGCCTCGCTAGCGAGGATGAGCAGAAGCCAACGAGCAGCGCACGACGCAATGAGCACACGCCATCCGATCCGCAGCCGGTGGCGGGTTTGAAAACCGCTGACGTTTGGGCTGCACGTCGTAACTCTCACAAAGGAGCCTGAAAATGGCATTGACACAAGGTAAGCTGACCGGCGAGTTTTTGCTCTCGGAAGCCAATGGCTACCAAAGCCGCGAAAACATCGTCATTGACTCAACCGCAGGCGCGATGGTGCCCGGCACGGTGGTGGGCAAGATGGCCAATGGCCGTTACAAAGCCTACGCCAATGGCAACAGCGCTGGCGATGCCGACGTCGCAGCAGGCATCCTGTACGCAGGTGTGCCCGACACGGCGACCAATCAAAAGGCCGTCATGATCGCTCGCTTGGCTGAAGTCCAAGACTCCATGCTGACCGGCATCGACGCGAATGGTCGCGCCGACCTGGCTGCGGCCATGATCCTCTTCCGCTGATTTCCGGCGTCATCCAACTCTACAGGAGAACTCTGTCATGGCATCACTCGACATTTTCAATGATGACGCCTTCAGTCTGCAATCGCTGACCAAGGCCATCAACGACACCCCCTACCAGCCGATGCGCATCGGCGAACTGAACCTCTTCGGCGAAGAGTCCATCAACACTACTTCAGTGAGCATCGAACGCCTGGGCTCTACCCTCGGCCTGGTGCCCGTTTCCGCACGCGGCTCGGTTCCAACTCGCAATCGCGACGAAAAGCCCAGCATGTTCGACATCAAGACCGTTCGCCTGGCCAAAGCCGACGCGATGATGGCCGATGAAATCCAGAATGTTCGTGCTTTTGGCAGTGAAACAGAACTGGAAACGATTCAAAACCGCGTGAATCGCAAGCTCGGCAAGCTCCGTCGTGACATTGACGTCACCCTGGAATATCAGCGCATGGGCGCACTGAAGGGTCAAATTGTTGACTCGGATGGCAGTACCGTTCTGTTGGACTGCTACACGCTGTTCAACCTGACCAAGCAGACCCATGACATGGTGCTCGACAACGACACGACCAAAGTCAAGCTCAAAGCGGTCGAAGCCAAGCGCAAGGTCGAAAACGCTCTCGGCGCCAAGATGTATCGCGGCCTGCGCGCATTCTGCTCGGCGTCGTACTTCGATGCCCTGGTTGGCCATCCCGCTGTGGCGAAAGCCTATGACTTGTGGCTCGAAGGCCAGTTCTTGCGCGAAGATCAGCGTGGCGGCTTTCCCTTTGTCGGCATTCAATGGGAGGAATACCGTGGCGCTGTCAGCGGCCAGGCATTTGTTCCTGACGGCAAGGCCATTCTTGTGCCAGAAGGTGTCGCAGATATGTTCGTGACGCACTTTGCGCCTGCTGACTACGTCGAGACGGTCAACACCAACGGCCTGCCGTACTACTCGAAGCAAGAGCGCATGCGCATGGATCGTGGTGTCGAGATCGAAGCTCAAACGCAGACCATCTCGATCAACACGCAGCCCGATGCTGTGATCGAACTGTCGATCTGAGTACCATGCACCCTGCGTTTGTCAGGGCCGCAAAGAGCGTTCGATCCCGTTTGGGGTTGGACGCTCTTTTTGCAGGTACCCATGAAACAAAGGCCCCGCTCGAATGCGGGCTCGAAGTCGTTGACGGTCAAGGCAACGTCACGGTGGCACAGTTTGTTGCAACCCTGGACAAAGCGCTCGATCCACAAAAGGGCAATACCCTGGTGTACCTGCATTCAGACGGCAACCCTATTGTCGGTGAGAGCTATACGCTTGATGTGATGATCGCTGACAACGGTGCAAATCAGCGCTGGATTTTGCTGAAAGCATGACAATGGCTACCGCACTCGTAAGCTACGATCTTTCTGAGCTTGAGGTACTGGCCAAGGGCTTGGGTAGCCTGGACGCCAACACCCTGGGTGGGACAGCTATACGCACAGTCAACGAAGTCACAAAACGAGGCTTTGCTACAGCCAAGCGGCAAATGCTTTCGGGGGTTGCGCTTTCAGAGTCGTATGTCAACGAGCGTATGACCGTGGAAGAGGCGACTGATCCAAAAGAGCCGACTGCAACAATCATTGCGTTTCGTCCGGGCGGCAAGCGCAAGCCTGCTACAAAGCCAGTGAACTTGCGCCAGTACGCTGCTCGCATTGAGCAAGAGTTCACCAACTGGCGCAATGACGGCACGGCTCGAAACAGCGGTCGTCAGGTTTTCGTCACGACAATGGGCGGCGTGTTGCCGAAAGGTCAGGCCGGGGCCGTCAACCAAGGCGCCATGTACGAGAACCCTCGTAAGCCCGGCTCGAAGCTGCCGTTCAAAAAGCGAATCGGCAATCAAGTGCTTGGCTTGCCGGTTGGTACAAAGGCCAAAGACATCTCAGTCGAGGTTCGTACCGGCAATCGAAAGATCATACGACCTTCATCGAAAGGTTTCAAAGCCTTCATGCAGCGCATGCCCAACGGCGAGGTGCTGCTTATGCGCCGCACGACCAAGACAGGTGGCAAAGGCAACAAAGGAAAGATGGAGTCGTTGCATTCGCTTTCAGTTTGGCAGTTGTTCAATGCTGAGCGCACGAAAGCAAAGATCATCCCTCTGATAATGGCCGATCTCGAATCGACGGCAGTATCAGACTTCTCCGAGCAGATTGAGAAAGCATTCAAGCTATGAGCAAAGCGAAGACACTGGCCGCGAACATCTCAGCGCGTCTTAGCGAGATACGCATCGCCAACGGCTATCTGACTGACATCGGCGCGTCAGTCAAGCGCGGCAAGCTGACTTTCAACGAAAGTGAAGCGCCGTGCATCGTCTTGGTTGAAGGCGACGACGACCCAATTGAGCAGCAGAATCTGCAATGCCGACTTAGCTTGAGCTTTATTGCTGAAGGTCATGACGTATGCGATCCAGAAAACCCCAACGACAAGATTCACGACATCGCGACTGACATCAAGAAAGCCATCTTTGGCGATGACACGACGTTCGGTGGACTGGTCAAACCGAATCGCAATGCCACCCCCGGTCTGCGCTATACCGGCAGCAGCAAAGGTGTGCGCGAGGACGGCTCAAAGCTGGTGTCATGTGGCATTCAATTTGAATGTGAGATCGTAGAAGACCTGTCGAACCCGTAACGCAATTCTCCCGCAGTTGTTTCGGGTTCGTCATTACTTACACTTGCGGGAACTCTTTAGAGCGACTTTTTTGGAGATTCAATCATGAGCAACGCACGCGGTTTCTTGGGGGCTGGCGATCTGTACATCGCCCGTTATGAGGGTGGTGTATTCTTGGACTACGAAGGCCCTTTCGAGTGCCGCAAGTTTGAGATCAAGCCCAACGTCGATCTGAAGGAACTCGTTTCCAAGGGTCGCTTCACCTACGGTCAAACCATTGAATCGGTTCCAGTGCCGCAGCCGTCTGACCTGACAGTCGAATTGTCCGAAGTCAACAAGACCTCCCTGGCCATCGCCTTGCTGGGCACCACCTCAAGCGTGGCTCAGACATCAGGCACTCTGACCAACGAAGCCATCGTCTCTTCGATTGACAAATGGGTTGCGCTGTCGAAGGTGTCTCTTACAGGTGCTCAAACAGTCGCTGGTGGTGCAGTCACCGCCGCAGTTACCGGCGCGATCAGCGGCACGACCTTGACGGTGAGCGTTGTTTCTTCCGGCACTTTGTCTGTCGGTCAGGCCATTTCCGGCTCAGGCATGACAGCCGGTACACGCATCACCGCATTCCTCACAGGCACAGGTGGCACAGGCACCTATACGGTCAACAACAGTCAGACTTTTGCGAGCGCTTCGATCACAGGCGCGGCGGGTGCCACCTACGTTGAGGGTGAAGACTTCATCGTGAACAAGACACTGGGCTGGATCAAAGCCCTGTCTAGCGGCGACATCATCGACGATCAACCTTTGAAGGTCACGACCACTTACGGCAGCGTGAGCGGCGTTGAAATCAAGGGCTCGACACAAGCGCAGGTTCGCGCCAAGTTCAAGCTGGATGGCGTGAACTTCGTTGACAACGCAAGCTGCATCGTCACCGTGCATGAAGGCATCATCGCCTCGGACAGCGCCTTCGACTTCCTGGCCGACGACTTCAACACCGTCACGATGCCTGGTCGCATGAAGACACCTACCGGCTTCATTGAGCCCTACACGGTTCGTCTGCTGGACGCAGCATAAGTCGTACACGACAAGTCCCTGACGGCTAGGCCGACAGGCGCGGGGTGTCAGGGTAATTCCTGGCACCCCGTTTTCTTTTAACCGGAAGAAAGCAATGGCAACACAAAAGAAAGACGTCGAACTCGGCATTGGCGTAAACGTCAAGAACACCGAGCGCGTCAAGGCCCTGACGGAAGACTTGAACAGCCTGGCGCAAAGCGGTAAAGCCGCTACGCCTGAATTTGAGCGACTGGCTTCTGAGCTTGAGCAGTTGGGTAAGCAAGCGGGTGCCGCAGAGAGCTTGCAGCAAGTCGAAACGGAGTTGACGCAGACGGCTGAAGCCATGTCTCAGGCTTTCGACAAGTCTGAGCAACTGGCTCGCTCGCTCGATGAGCAGCGCAAGGCTACGCAGAATGTGCGCGATGCTCAGAAGATCGCTCAGGAGACTTACGACAACACCCGAATCAAGCTCGCTGAAGTAAAAGGTGAGCTTGATGAGCTTCGCGCTTCCACAGACCGCGCAGGTAAAAGCTCAGAAGACTATATCGACCGTCAGCGCAATCTAAAAGAACAGATCGCTGGCTTAGAAACGTCGGCGAAGAAGCAGGGTATTGCGCTTCAGCAGGCCAATCGCGAGCTTCGAGATTCAAACGCCGAGTTGGGGCGCGCCGAAAGTGCTGCTAACAAGACGCAAAAAGCTGTCGATCAGTTGAGTCGTAAGTACGACGAGCAGACGCAGGCGGTTATCAAGGCCCGTGATGCACTCACGCAGACGGGCGCTTCTGCCGATGCAGCTGAGCAGGCTCAGCAAGCGCTCGCGGCTGCTATTGATGACGTTGCAAAAGCATCGACTGAGTACAACCGACTGCGCACGCAATCCGCTGAGATTGAAGCCGCAGTCGCTGAAGCGAACGAGCGAAATGTAAACCTAGCCAAACGTGCTGCGGCTGAACGTGAGACTGCGGCTCGGGCGGCAAAGGCAGCGGCCAATGAGCAGGCTGCTGCTGAAACTAAGCTGAGCTACGCCTTGGATGAGGTCGCTGCCCGTGAAGCAGAGGTCGCAGAGAATGCCAGGCAAGCCGGAAATGCGCTCGACAAGGCATTCAGTGTCACAGGGGCTCGCTCAATCGCAGCGATTAAAGCTGACATCGACGAGGTGAACCGTTCGCTGGCATTGCTTCAATCGCAGGGATTGAGTAAGCTGGAACTCGACCGGGCGTTTGCCGGTGCCAATGAGCGTGTCAAAGAACTCAAGCGTGAGCTTTCGTCGGTGCCCGGCCAGTTCAATCTTGTTGGTGCAAGCGTTGACTTTCTGAAAAACCAGTTCGTACAGCTTGCCGCCGCGTACCAAGGCATCGACCTGGCCAGCAAGTTCCTACAAGCCAACATCCAGATCGAAGGTCTTCGTCGCACTTTGACGATCTCGACCGGCTCGTTTCAAGAAGCTGAGCGTCAGATTGCGTTCTTGCGTAAGACGGCTGATTTAACCGGCCAGTCTTTTTCTCAGATTGCGGACGAGTACAAGAAGTTCAGCATTTCATTGAGTACGAGCGGCTACTCGTTGTCACAGACAGAGGAACTGTTCTTGGCCGTGGCCAGTGCAGCGGGTAAGTTGGGTCTGAGCAGCGATAAGACCGGCAATATCCTGAACGCTCTATCGCAGATCGCCAACAAAGGCGTTGTGTCGATGGAAGAGTTGCGCGGTCAGATGGGTGAATCGCTGCCAGGTGCGTTGCAGTTGGCGGCAGATGCTACAGGCATCTCAACGGATCGCCTTATCAAGCTGATTGAGACGGGGCAGGTGCTGTCTCGGGACATGCTGCCGTATTTGGCCAAGGCTATGACGGATAAGTTTGGCGATGCCAAGGAAGAAGTGCAGGGCTTCCAAGCTGAGTGGAACCGTTTGTCAAATGCAATAACGAAGCTGTCGCAAGACGCTAACGACAGCACGTTCTTCAAAGCGCTCACTACGTCGGTAGCTTTTGCTGCGGACAACTTCAAGGGACTCGCGGATGCTGCGTTCATCGCAGGTAAAGCCTTTGCGGCGTTCAAGCTACTAGACTACCTGGGTCAAACCAAAGCCGTTGCGGAAGCTACGCGCCTGCTTACGACAGAGCAAAAGGTAAACACCGAAGTCGTAAAGCAGAATACGGTTCAAAAGGAGCTGAACACCGTAGCCGAGGCACAAGGCTCTGTCGCGAGAAAGAAGGCCGCTGCGGATGTAGTAGCTGAGACTGCCGCGCTGCAAGCCAACACAGCTGTCACCTCGACCAACACTGCGTCGAAGACCGGCGCTATCGCATCACTTGGTCGCATGGGGCAAGCGGTAACGGCGACAGCGGGCTCCGCAGCCGCGATGGCGTCTACTCTTGCAGCAGGTATCGGTCGGTTTGGCGCGTGGGGTGCAGCCGCGTACCTGGCTTACAGCGTGGCAAAAGACCTTAGCGATGTAATCGCAGATGGCGTGTTTAAGCTGACCGGCTACAACGAGCGCATAGCCGAAGCTGAGCGAGTGTCGGCGTCTTTGCAAAAAAGACTGGCCGAGGCCGAGGAAGGTCGTCGGCAGTCGTACCTGCTCATCCAAGATCGCTTTCAAGACGCTATAAAAAGCTCAGAGCAAGCCGTTGTTGTTGCAGACAAAGAAGTCAAAGCCATAGAAGCTCGCAGCGCTATGCAAGTAGGTCTTGCGAAACTTTACGGGGACACCACTATTGCAGCCGTTGCAGAAGCAAAGGCGTCTGAGAACATCGCCCAGGCGTTGCAAGGAGAAGCTGACGTCCGGGAGCTTCAAGCCACGCTCCTGGAAAAGAAGGTATCAGCCCTACAAGCTGCCGCAGAAGCAAACAACGAGAATAACGAGACTGTTCTTGCCTCAATCGAGTCGGAACGCAAGAACGCAGAAGGCTTGCGCGCCGCTGCCGAAGCTGCCCGTGCAAAAGCACAAGCCGCAAACGACGTGGCCACCGCTTCTCAGTCAGCCGCTTTGGCGCTTAAAGACAACTCCGGTCGAGTCGATGAGTTGAAGCTGGCATACGAAGCCGCGAGCAAAGAAGTGGAGACGCTGCGCTACATGCAAGAGCGCGGGGTTGTCACCGGGGAAACGGTAGCCGCAGGTATGCGACAACAGGTATTGGCGTTGAACGCGTATCGAGACGCCCTAGCCGATTCCGCCGCACGCTTGCGTCTTAGCATTGAGACTTTGCGCGTAGACACGCAAACGCGTCAAGCCGGCCTGTCTGTAAAGCTGGCCGAGGCTCAGGCGTCTGAGAAGGTCGCTCAAGCCTACGGTAATGAGAGAGGCGCCTTAGATGCTCAAATCGTACAAAAGCGCGTGTCGATTGAACAGACCCGAGCCGCCGCGCAGGCAAAAATAGACGAGGCAGACGCGACCATAAAGGAGTTACAGCTTCAGAAGGAGTTGATAACTGGATCAGACGACTTGGCAGTTCGTCAACGTGCCGAGATTGAGTTGCGAATCAAGTCAGAACAAGCCAAAAAGAAAGAAGCCGAAGCTAGCGACTCTGTTGTAAAAGGCTTGGAAGCCGAAATTGATGCTGTTGAGCGTGCCGCTCGTGCGAAGGCCATTGCGAACCAAGCCAACAACGTCGGCGGCATCCGCAATGCAAGCGACAACATTCAGATCGACGAGAACGGTCGCAGTGACTATCAGCGCAACCTGATGTCACAACAAGGTGGGCCGGTCGACAACAGTTTCATCTTCCAATTGCGAGACAGACTGGCCAGGGGTGATAGCTTCGCAGCTAGTGAGTTGCCTGCGATTGAGAACGCATATCGTGTAGCTCTTGAGAACCAGAAGATGATGGCTAGCACAAAGGTGCCGTCGCTTGAAGGTATGCGCGATGCCGATTCTTGGGTCAACACTTTACGCAACGTCGTAGAGCGTGCTGGTGGTAGCACTTCAGGTGGTATTACATCGGGTAAGAGTGTGGGCCTAAATACATCGTCGCATACAGTCACGGTTAAGTTCGGCAGTTCATCAAAGACGGTAAACACGGCCAGTGCCGCTGACGCGAAGCAATTGAGCGATCTGTTCAAGGAACTTGAGAATCAATCTAACCGAGCATCGTAATCATGCCAATCACATTAACTTACGACACGACAAACATCGAACTGCCAGAAGACCTGTACTGGTCAGACGAAGATTGGTCGCCCATTGAGCAGACGTCTGATTATTCAGTTCGCGGTGCGCTCATCATCCAAGAGGCTGTTAGAACGAACGGCAGACCGATCACCTTACAGCCTGAAGATGACCGTAGCGCAGCTATGTCGAGAGCTACCTTTGACATCTTACGCAATTGGGCCGCAGTCGCCGGGCGGCAGATGACCCTTACACTGCGAGGTGAAACATACAACGTCATATTTCGGCATACAGAGCGAGCAATTGAATCACGTCCATTCGTTCACTACAGCGACGTGCAATCAACTGACTACTATCTTACAACCCTGCGTTTCACGGTGATCTAAATGGCAATACAAGCTGGCGACGTAAAACTCATCAAGTCTCAAGTGATGGATGACGTACCTGAAGGCGGCGGGGCACCCGTTGCAGCAGTCGTTGTCGATGGCACGAGCAACGGCATATTTAACGACATCAGTGAGCTTGACCGCGCAGGCGGGCGAGTCAACTTAGCCAAAGTCTTTGCCGGTGTTCGCACATCTGACGTCGACGGTTATTTTGGCCTGAATGTCATCGTCTCCGATCCCCCCGAAGACCCAAACGTGTCGATCACGCTTTTCACAACAGGCGATCAGTTCGACAGACGCGACTCGGCGTCGTCTCGAATGGAGTCGTACTTAGCCCGTGGCCCCGCTTATCAAGGTTATCTGTTCGGGGACCATATTCAAGGGCAAATGCGAGTCACGCTTTTGCAAAGAAACGAGGCACCAATCCCGTCAGTCGGCACGACATTGGTACTAACCAAGGCTCTCGGTCTTAGCAATGAGTTTTCGCAGTATGTGCGTGTAACAGATGTCGCAGTCAGCGTGCGTAATTTCACCGATAGTCAGGCTGATTTCTCACGCACACAAGTCATTCTTGACATCAGCGATCAATTGCAAGAAGACTTCCCAGGGTTTGACGCGCTACGTCAAGACAGCACGATGAACTACACGGGTAAAACCAAGACATTTGAAACCATTGTCGCCGACGCGGCACGTTATTACGGTGTCGTAGCTTTGGAAGAAGTCGCGACCCTGGGCGATTACACCGTAAAAGCCGAAGGCATCTATACCCAGCTTGTTCCGAGTACACGCACGGAAGTACCCATTGCCGATGCTCGAATGAACCAACAACTGGTCGCCCAGGTTTCGACAGGTGGCGCGATCACCAGCAATCTGACCCTGGCCTTTACCACAACGCAGTCTCTGTATATCGGCGGCTCAATCATGCCGAACAGTCTGAGTATTTCTCGCTCAGGTACAACCTTGACCGATAAAGGGGGGCTGCTCATGCAGAGTGGTACGCCAGTCGGCACAGTTGATTACGACAATGGCATCGTAGCTTTGAGTACGAATGTGTTCGGCACATCGTCAGGTGCGCACAGCGTCATCTACGAGCCCGCAACACAGCCGACCATTGTGTCTGAGACGCTGGGTATTGCGGTTACTCAAGAAGGCCAACGGCTGTCGTATACAGTCACGCTTGACCCAGTTCCACTGCGCAAGACGCTGCAAGTCAGTTATCGTGCGCAGGGCCGCTGGTATGTTCTGACCGAAGACGGTAGCGGGGCCATTCGAGGCTCGGACAGCAGCTTTGGCGCAGGCACCCTCAACTACAGCACAGGCACTGTGTCACTGACGCTCGGTGCGCTGCCAGATGTCGAAAGCCGAGTTATCTTGCTTTGGGGTTCGTCAGCCCCATCGCGCCCTGAGACGCTTGTTCCAGACACTGACCCGATTACGTCGACGTCAAAGGTTTTTGCAAAATTCGTGACAATCGGTCAGGCCATCAAGCCAGGCACCGTAACGCTTGCATGGAATGACGGGTCGGCGAAGACCGCTACAGACAACAACGGCGTGTTGACTGGTGACGCGGTTGGTTCGGTTTACTATGGCGCAGGGCAAATCTATTTTGCACCAAACGTGCTTCCTGCAAAAGGCACAGCCGTAACGCTGACTGTATCCGAGGCCGTTCAGCACACCGGAACTGTTGGAGCATTCACTGACGGCGGCTCTGTGTGGAACTTTTCGCTGACTGCTCCGGTAAAGCTGCGCTCAGTCGAACTCAGCATCATCGGTCAATACGCGAGCCGCGAATACCCTGGCACCGATGCGACCGCGAAAGAGAGTATTCGAGTGTTCGATGATGGGACAGGTAATTTGCAGATAGCCAACGTCACTGCGAACTTGACTGTCGGTAGCATCAACTACACAACGGGCGCCTGCTCTATAAGTAAGAGCGTCAGCGGGTTCAAGTCAGACCAGCCGACATTTGCAAACCGAGTGCCACTCGGGGCGAGTGACCCATCCAGCTATATTAAGCAGACGGGTTACGAGTTGCGCACCGTAGCTTTGACCGTGCTTAACGGTTCAGGTGGCGCGACGATAGGGCGTCCATCATGGGCTTGGTGGACCGGCACGCAGGGTGATGCTGCCATGTTGCGATACGCTGGCTCAGATGGCGCGACCGCACAGAACTACCCATTTACACTGGATGAATTGATATATCGCAAGACACGCTTCTTGAATGCATTCGGCTGGGGGGCGGATAGCTTTTCGACTTTTTATATAGGCTCAGAGCGCCACGTTGTTGCCTCCGAGGGTATTGTGCGAAACCCGTCGCCTGCAACAGGGGAGGGTACCGTTGTGGGCAACTCGTCATCAAATACACTGACTTTGACTGAGTGGATTCCAGGGGTTAGCCCCGTGCCGGATAACACGCGCTCTACCAGTGTTGTACCCGTATCCGGGGTCGGTACTCTATTACTGACAGACACTGCAACTTTTCGTACTGCCGTGGCTCCGCTTATCAATGGAGGCTTCAGCATTATCGGCACATGGCAAGACGGAGCCACATTCAACGCGACTGCAAACTCTTCAGGCATCATCTCAACCGGATCGGCACCTGTTGGCGAGACGCCTGGTAGTCGCGGCATTTTTGGCGTCGTTGATTACGAGATGGGCATCGCTGACGTGCGCTTCGGTCGCCGCGTTCCAGCGAGCATGGCCGCTGAGTCCGATGTGATCGACATCAGCGAACTCGGCCTAGTCGGGGTCACCTACATCCAAAGCCGAGGTGTGCAAAGTGACAGTCTGCGATACAACGCAGTCGGCTACGCATACTTACCGCTTGACCCAGTGATTCTCGGGCTCAACCCTGTGCGCCTACCTGCCGATGGGCGTGTGCCTATCTTCAGGCCAGGATCGTTTGCAGTCATTGGTCATACCGGAACCGTTGGACCAGCTACCGTTAGCAATGGGCAAACGATCAATTGCGGTCGAATCCGCCTGTCTCGCGTGCGAGTCATCGGAAACAACGGTGTCGTCATCAACACAGGTTACAGCGCCGATCTCGACACCGGCCTGGTCACATTTAGCGACGTAACCGGCTACTCTCAGCCAGTTACGGTCGAGCACCGTATTGAGGACATGACCCTGGTGCGTGACGCTCAGATCAACGGGCAGTTGAGCTTTACTCGCCCTGTTACGCATGACTACCCGGTTCCCGGTTCCTACGTTTCCAGTGCTCTTGTCGGTGGCGACGTGCGTGCTCGTACTTCGCTTGTTTTCGATCAGCTCACTTGGACGAATGTGTGGAGCGATTCTGTCATCGGAGGCGCGGCTAACGGCACATATAACGACGCTCAGAATCCAATCACCGTCACAAACAGCGGAGCCTTGACCGAACGCTGGGCGTGTGTGTTTACCAGCAGCACAGCGTTCAATGTCATAGGCGAGCATGTCGGGATCATCGCGACTGGCAACACCGGCAGCGACTGCGCCCCTAACAACCCGGCGACGAGCTTGCCGTACTTCACCATCCCATCGGCAGGCTGGGGTCTTGGCTGGGCTGTCGGCAACGTCCTTCGCTTCAACACGATTGCTGCGATGGCACCTTTGTGGGTTGCCCGCACAATCCTGCAAGGCCCTGAGACAGTGACCGATGACAACTTCACGATCTTGATCCGTGGCGACGTAGACCACCCCTAACCTGAGAGACCATCATGGCTGACACATCCGTAAAATTCTTCCATAGCTCCATGAGTGGGGCGCCAGTGCTCAACGGCGTTGCCGGTGCGATGATCGGGCTTCTCGACGCTTGCCTGGTCAACGGCTTCGGCTCAGGCAACGTCGACAGCATCGTCATCGCAAGTGGCGTGGCCACAGTCACGCGCTCAGCAGGGCATCCGTTTGAGGTCGGCAGCGTTGCGCTGATCGCAGGGGCTACCG